TCAACTCGGAGAAGGCATGACGGTAGGTCATCTCAACGCCAGTGTCGGTTGCTGGTGCAGTGCGGCCTTCGACGGCTGGGCGTTTGCTCAGGTCCGGGGCTTCCAGAGCAGCGATGGCTTTGGCCGCACGATCCTCGCGCTCGACGCGCTCGCCGATCTTGTCGTGCTCCGTCATCATGGCGTCGAATTCGCGCTCGATTTCGGCGGCGCGGTCTTCCGGAACATCGCTGATTTCAGCAATCTTGTCGCGGGCTTGCATGGCTAGGGTCGCCATCTGCTCCCGCAGGGTTTTTGTATCGGCCATTTTGGGGCCTCCATCAAAGGGACTTGACGTCTCGCGACGCTAATCCAGGCCTTGCCCAAGGGCCGGGAAAGGGCAAAAGAGCGAGAGCGCCCTTATTCGATCAGGCGATTTCTCATCCGCATACGGCGGACTGAGAGCGCCCGTTGTTGGTGTCCTTGCTCTGCCCGGAACGCGTCCAGGCTCCGCAAGCCAATTTCTGTGCCGGCATAGGCCGGTGTGGTCACGATGCTAACGTCGTGCAGGCTAACATCCTCGATGGTCCTCTTTGGCATGTCGCCGCTGTCGTCCCAACTCTGGCGCACCGGGACGAAGGCGAAGGACATCTTGTCCAGGTCGCCGCGCTGCATCTTAGGGATGATGGCGCGAACGTCGGGATCGGAACCATCTAGCTCCGTCTCGATATATAGGCCGCGCTCGTCCTCGGTCAAAGTCAGAGTGCCGGAACGCGTGCGGGCTAGGGGGAGGCCCGCATGATTAACCAGAAACACAACATCATCGCCGCGGTCAAGCGCAGAACGAAAAGCACCGGCAGCAATGACCTCGGTAAACGATGAGCCGATCCGGGTCTCTTCGCCAAAGACGGCGGCATAGCCGGACACTTTGACCCCGTCACCCTCTGCTCGGATTTCGACCTTGGCATCAAACGCGCGAATTTCAGGCTTCATCGGATAGGGTACCCTGTAAACTGATCGGCACCGTAGCGCCCTGGATCATAAGTTGGTCGCCGTCAGGCAGCGGCAGCATATCCTCAAGCGCCCGCACTTCATTCGGCGTGCGGATGCCGTTTTGGATGCTGGTTGCGTGCGCCTCCATGCGGGTTTTGAAATCCCCGCGAAGCAAGCTGTCGACGTTGTAGCGAATGTAGACATCCGACGACCGACCAAACAACTTGAGGTTCATCTCCGCCTCGGCCTGCTCAATCCACCGGCGCAGCGTGTGCTTCACAAAATGGAGGTCTTGCTGCTCCGTGTTGCTGTAGGTGCCGTGGCTCAAATCCTGCAGGAATATCGGCGGCAGCGAATAGATGCGGGCGATCTGCTCAATGCAAAACTGCTGAAGCGGAAGGAGCTGCATCTGGTCAGGGGAAAAGCCAATCGACTTCAGCTCGTGGCCAGCAGGCAGTGCCATTATTGATCGGCCTTCGCGGGCCAGCTTGGCCGTCGTGTTGGCCACGTCCTCAGATGCCCGCTGCGCCGCTGCGCCGCTCTGGAAAGGCCCGGTGATAACAGCCGGCGGGATGCCGCCAGCCATGAAGGCCTTCGAGCCGTAACGCGCGGCAGCTATTGCTAGGCCAATCACGTCGCGGTTCGTAAATATCGGGGAGCGATTGTCCAACTGGTTCGCCTTGACCATAAAGGTCAGATCAAGGACTTCCTCCGCTTGGTAGACTTGAGTCGTCGTGCGGTAAATCTTCGTCGGGAAGCCCGCCGCATCGGTCGTCTCGGAAACCGTTATTTCCGAAGGGTCCAGCGGGATAAGGTCTGTCACATCACCGCGCCCGTTGCGCACGATCTGGGTGACGGATCGCCCGCTAGTCAAGACCTGCTCAAACGCGTACTTGCGCCAGCCAAACGAACTGAGGTGCGGATTGACGGCCCTGTCGATCCAAGCGCCAATGCCGACCGTCACCGGCTCGCGCCCTGTCGCTGTCTTCTGAAAAACTTCAAGTGGAAGCGATGCCAGGGTGCCGGAGATAAAGTTGATGGCAGCCCATACGGCAGGAACGCCCAAGGCGCTCTCGACCGTGACGTTGACTCCAGATGTCGAGGTGAGATCGCCCCACCCCATGATCTGTAAGAAATCGTTAGCGCTCACCGGCGCGCTTGGATTCTCAAGATTGCGCGCTTCGGGCGTGCGCCGGAACATATCAAACAGCCCCATCTACACCGCCATTCTATAGTCGGGATCATCCCAAGGGCTGGAGTATTGCACATTATCGGCGGCCATGCAACCCAATGCCATCGTCAACGCAACCATGCCGTCAATCTTGGAATAGGACTTGGCCTTGTCCAACTTTCGATTGCCCGCCGGGTCTCTGGTCACAACGGCATTCGCCGCGCACATATTCAGCACGGGGTTGTCGCCGTGCCTCAGCGCGCGCTGCGCCACCAGTTGCTCCACCCGGTCGAGCGCCGGGGCCATGTCTTTGTATCCCTGGCCGAATGGTTTCATCGGGACGCGTGCGCCGATGCCGTCAAGCTCTCGTTGAAAATCGCTGATGCGCCACCGATCATAGGCCAACATCTGGAGGTCATATCTCTCAGAAGCATCGGCAACCGCGCGCGCAATCACTTCCGGGATAATTACCGGGCCGGGGATCGTGGTCAAGAACCCCTGCTTTGCCCAGACGTCATAGGGGATGCGCTCTGATCGGGACTTTTCTTGTAGGCCGTCTACCGGCAGGAAGAACTGCGGGACGACGTGGTACCGGTCGCCTTGCGGGAACACCATCACGAACGCCGTCAAATCCTGGCTGGACGAAAGGTCCAGCCCCGCGAAGCACACGCTGCCATCCTCGACCAGTGGCGGCGCGCTGTTCGCCTCCCACTCGCTCTTAGACATAAACGGGCTCTGCGCCTCGATGCGTTGGTTCAGGAAGAGCCACCGAAAGCTGTTTTCTTTGGACGGCATACGCTCGGCCTGGGCAGCAAAGTCCACGACGTCTTGCGTCGAGCGGAACTTGCCAAGCGCCGGGTTCGCCGCCTTCCACGCTTTGCGGTTGGATATCTTGCAGTCTTTCGGCGCGGTGTAGAGGTGCGAGACCGTGCGTGGGTCTTGCGCGGCGGCGGCGTCGTCTAGCCAAGTGGAGAACAGGTCGCCGTCTGTCGCGGCTTGGGTGCTGATGGCGATCAGCAGCGGGTCAGCGTGCGCCCCCTGCGCTGTCTCTATGGCCTCGATAAACGCATCACTCGGGCCGCGCACTTGCCCGACTTCATCCAGGATGGCAAGGACCGGCGACAGGCCATGGGCCGTACCAGCCTCCGCGCTGATCGCTTTGTATTCGACGTTCTTCACCAAGCCGATCAAAGATTTCTGCGATGGCACCACCCGCACGATCTGGCTTAACAGCGGGCTCAAGCGCACCATCTTTTCAGCCAACTTGAAAACCAGGGACGCTTGGTCCCGGCTGCGTGCGCCGCTGATAATCTGGCTATTCTGGCGAGCCTCAGGGCCGACAAGATGGGCCAGGAGGATNGCCGCGATCAGTGCGGACTTGCCGTTNTTNCGCGCAACGCTGAGATAGGCCCGGCTGGTGCCTGATCGGTTGTTATAGATGTCCTTGATGAACCGCTTCTGGAACGGCAGCAGCACCAACGGCTTGCCAACGTCCGCGCCTTCCGGGGTCAGGCAGAGCCGCTCAATAAAGTTTATGACCTTGGTGGCGCGTGTCATCCTGGAGCGTGCGGGTCAGTGCTGCCCTGCCGCTGTGCATCCGGGAGGGATGCCATCGCCTGCTTCGCACGCTTAGGGTATGGCTTCGCAAGGGGTAGGATACGCTCACGCATCTCGGTGTCAAGTTGCATCAAATATCGATGCTTCGGGCTTGTCGGCAACCGAACAAGGACTCCCCTCCTTTCCCATTCTTGGCGACCAATTCTAGTTTCCTTCACGAACTGAGAAACCTGCCTGTCTGTTGCCCGCTTCCCTCGAAATAAAAACTCATCCTGCTTTGATGTTGTCCCAGTATAAATCCAATTTGTCGCTTGATAAATTCCGCCGTTATGCCCTTCATCCTGAGACGCGAATGACACTACTAATCGCAAGTCTGGATTTGATTTCTTCAAGAATTTGAGAGCGATAGACATGATTCGAGAAACATTAGATTCATGTTTGGTCAATGCGATCCTGACCAATTCGACACATTGGTCTTGCCCTAAGTTATATCTTGAACCGAGTTTCGGGCTAGTCCCTCGCCCAAATAAGACAACGCCTATAAATTTTCCGTGTTCCCATGCCCCAATTTTCACCAACTTTCCAATAGGCAAACATCCGCTGTAATGCCAATTCATACAAGCATATTTCGCCGCATCATGCGTGGCCCAGTCGATGCGGAGATCAGCCTTGCCCATGTTCTCGCAAGTCCCATTCTGTTTGACAGTGCGGGCATGTTACTATCTTGGGCGCAAGTTCGTCCAGTTTGCCCTGCTCATCTTCTGTACCGGGGGCAAAGTCAGCCGGGACAAGAAGCGCCAGCAACTCGTCCTGGCTGAACCCGGCAAGCTGCTGCATGTCAACCGTCATCGCTTGCAGTTCGACGACCAGCTTCTCCTGGTCCCATTCGGCATTCAGCGCCAGTTTGTTGTCCGCAATGACCAACGCCCTGCGCCGGTTTTCGTCCAGCCCGGTGACAACCACCGCCGGAACATCAGGCAAGCCCAGCTTGCGCGCGGCCAAGACGCGGCCATGCCCAGCGATCAAGTTGTTCTCTTCGTCAATCAGGACCGGGTTGGTGAAGCCAAACTCCCGGATGCTGGCGGCGATCTGCGCCACCTGTTCCTCCGAATGCGTCCGGCTGTTCATCGTGTAGGGGATCAGGTCGGCGACCTGGGCAATTGTGTTTGCATAAAACTCGGTCATCAGTTCACCACCGGCATTGCGATTAGACCGCTTGCCCCAAGATCGCGGAGAAGGTCGAACGCCTTGCCCTCGGTCTTGGCCGCGCCGTTGATCGTGCGCGGGTCGGAGGCGGTCTGGTTCAGCGACATAGATCGGATCACCGCCATCTG